GTAATTTTGTGTCTAATAAGTACAGCTGAGTTATTAGCTCTACCACGCTGTGGGTTTGTTTCCCACCAGCTACCTGACTTACAGGCAATCATTTCTTCATCATAAGCTGAAAACAAAGATATTAAAGCTGCCCTTCTAATGCCGCCAGCAAGTACAGCGTCAGCAATGTGGCAAATAATATCATGAGCTTCAAGAGTTGTGAGTTTTGTTCCGTCTTCTTTTGCATCTAATATACCTTGAATTTTAACTAAACATTCCTTTAATGGTTGAGGTCCTGGCGCTTTGCCTCCAGAGGTCACAAGTCTAGCCCCCTTTGGTCTAATATCAGAATAATCAAACTTGATCTTAGATGATCTCTTAGAGCCCAAATAAGACTTAATTAAAACCTTAACTGCATCAGACCAACCTTCAATACTATCGCCAATAACAAAACGTCTTTCACGTTTGGTAAATGGTTTAATAATTGATGGTAGTTGCTTTACGTGGTGATGTTGTACTGAATAACCAACACCACAGCCAGACAATAATAAGAACATACACTCGTTAAAAGAGTCTATAGAGTCAATAGGTAAATATGAACAGTTATACAACCTGTTAGGTGATAACTCAATTGGCTTACCTGAAAACTGAAGGCTACGCATGGAAGGCAAAACCTTCTTAGCGTAAACCAACTTATATACGTTCTCAATATCGTCAGCTAACTTAGGATATTTTTTTTGATGCATCTCTTTATTACGAGTTACAAG